GCCGCACTCCCTGACGATGGCGACAAGGCCCGCAAACTGCGCCTGGAGTGCGAGCGCCTAGAAGTTTCAATCAAACGAGAACAGGAGGTCTTGGCTCAAGAAGAGATAAAGACCAAGCAATTGCGCGGCAAGTTGGTGCCCGTCGAGCAATTGCGCGAGGACATCACCGACCTGGTCCAGATGTTTACTGCGGGCCTGGATCAGGCGGTGATTGACTTTGGCGCAAAGACACGCAACGCCAAGCACACCGAATCACTCAAAAAGACGCTGGACGGATTACGGCGCAAACTATCGGCGGACCTAGAAGATGCATGATCAAACCCGCGTTATAGCGTCCGCAATCATGGCACCCTCGCCCGACGAGCCCGCGTGGCGCTGGGCTGAGAGGTCTGTTGACTTCGCGCTTGCCCCAAACTATGACACGCCCTTTGCCGGCCCGTATGACGCCGACGTGGTGCCGTTCTGGAAAGAACCCATCGAGGCCACGCAGGACATCAATATCCGCGAGGTCTCAGTGGTCAAGTGTTCCCGGGCGGGCGGGTCGGAGAATCTCATACTGAACCGGATCCGCCACGCGATTGACGTGGACCCACAGCCCACACTGTATTTGACCAGCGACCAATTGACGGGCGAGCGGTTTATGACATCCCGCGTCAAGCGTGGCCTTGAAACGTCCCCAGCGTGTCGGCGCGAATTGAAGCGGGCCCGGGCGACAGAGCATGACATCCGCTTTCCCAAGATGGACTTCCGCATGACGTGGCCCAACCAGAAAGGCGCATTTAAGCAAGACGGGTGGTCCCTGATCTTTGGCGACGAGGTCAGTACATGGCCGGGATTCTCTGCCGACATGCTGCGGAAGCGTGGCGACTCATACCCGTTTCACCATATTGTGTTCATATCCAGCCTGGACCCGACACGGCGCGGAGATCCAGAGAGTGACCCGATCTATGTGCTATGGGCTGACACAGACCGGCGCGAGTGGTACATGCCGGATCCGGGCGGCGGGCAGTTCCGCTTTGAGTTGGGCACGGACACCAAGCATGGCCTCAAGTGGGCACCCGAGGCCCGCCGCGACAATGACACATGGGATCTCGATATGGTGCGAGAGTCCGCGCACTACATCACGCCAGCGGGGGCGCGGATTGATAACGCAGACCGCGAAGCAGTGATGCGTTCTGGCCATTGGGAGCCGACGCGAGAAGGTGCGCGGGCTGATCGTCGGGGTTATCGCGTCAATTCGTTTATGGTCCCGTTTCGATCTGGTGACTTTGGCGAGGTTGCCGCGGCGTTTCTGTCCGCCAAGCACCGGATCGGGGTAGACATGGCACCCAAGACAGAACGTCGAGCCCCGCCATTGCGCGTGTTTTTCTGTGAATACATGGCAGAAGTGAAGCGCGAAGAATCAATAGAGGTCAGGGACGACACGCTAGCCGACAAAGAAGCGGAGTACGAGCGCGGCAACGTATATGTAAATACGGGCAATTACGGCGTGGCGCTGACTGCCGACGTTCAAAAGCACCATTTGTGGTGGGTTTCCCGGGTATGGGAAAAGGGCGAGAACGGCCAAACCCGGTCAGCCCTGATTGACTGGGGCAACTGTGCAAGCATGGCCGACTTTGGCCAGGTCATGCAAGACAGCGAGGCGCAGCTCGTGGGCGTTGACATCGGGTATGCCAACCGGGCGACAGATGTGGCGGACTTCTGCGCAGAATATACGCCAGAGGACGCCCCCCGGGAAACGTGCGTATATGCGCTGCGCGGGTCTGACACGCTCAAAGCCGTACCGATGGACCTGCAGATCCGCGATGCGTTGGAAGGTCGGTCGCGATCTGGAGCCGCCAAGTTCTGTGAGTTGGTGTGGGCTGTTGACGTGTTTCGCTCGTGGTTCATGGACGTGTTGAGGGGTGACACAACAAATCCTGATTGGTTGGTGTACCGGGATGTATGCGCGGACTACATCAAGCAGGTGTGCAGCACAAAGCGCATTGATGGGGAGTGGATACCGCCACGGCACAGACAGGATCATCTTTTTGACTGCGAAGTCATGCAATTTGTTTTAGCGCGACACGATAACATTATCAGATAGGGGCGATATGAACTGTCCAAAATGCAGCCATTCGACGCAAGTGACCAACGGGCGCGGAAGTAGTTATGGATTCAGGCGGCGCAGGATGTGCCAAAACCCATCTTGTAATCTGCGGTTCTCGACAGAGGAATTGACAGACGACAAGTTAGAATGGTTCAAGGCTGCGGAGGCGTGGTTCAAGGGAATGCTGCACTTAAAGGAAACATTCTAAGTACAAGATGCTGTATCGCCGCCTACAACATATAGCCAAAATGCACCAAACGAATACCGCCCTATAGCATCCGACCGCTCCATGTGTGATTATCTCTCATATGGCAACCATTGACCTCACGACAATTAGCGCGGCGATTCAAGCTGAGATAGATGTTATCTCAAGCAACGACCCCATCCGTGCCGCAGAAGCATCAATCCGCCTTGCCGAATGGCAGGCCGCACATGGCGCATACGCCGCCGAGATTGATCGCAATATCTCCAGCTATTCCCTCGCAAGCCGCTCTGTCCAGCACAAGGCAACCACCGATCTAAAGACGGTTGCCGATGGTTGCTACAAGGCATTACTGGAGACTATACGCGGCGGCATTTCCTTGATCGATCAAGGCAACTTCTATGATTACGACGTGACCTGATATGCAACCAAAAGTAACAGCACTAGACCGCATTATTGCGACAGTCGCCCCCGGGTATGCAGAAGGTCGCGTCATTCATCGCGCCAACATTGACGCCCTCGCGTCGGGTGCCTACTCGGGTAGCAACCCGGGCCGCAACCGCATAAGCCACGCACATGGGCGATCAAGGGCGACAGACGAGGACCGTGCAACCGGGGAATATTATCTGTCACGCCTGCGCCTTGAGGCGTGGGACTTGTACAGGAATCACGAGCTTGCCAAATCTGGAGTTAACAGAAAAGCCGAGTACTCCGTGGGCGATGCGATGGTCCCCGAGCCCATCACGAGCGACCCCGAATGGAACAAGCTAGCCAAGGCTTTTTTCTGTGACCAGGCGTCCAGATTCCCCGATGCTACCAGCGACGCCACCTTTTGGGATCTGCTTAATCTGAACGTAATTGCCCGCCATTGTAACGGGGATTACTTCTACATCATGCAGAAAGACGGGCGCTTGCTACCCGTTGAAGCTGACAGGGTTTGCACCCCCACCAAACTCAAGGCAGACAAGAACGTGATCAACGGTGTGCGGGTCAACAAGGCCAATCGCCCCGTTGGATATTACATCTGCAACCGCAACCAGTATGGCCGTGTAGACAATGAAAAGGCCGCCTATGTCCGGGCCGAGAACGTCATCAGGGGCGGGCGCCGGATCCGCAACGACCAAGTGCGATGCACCCCCGAGTTGCACGGCGTCATTGACAAGCTGCGCGACTTTGACGAGACCGACACCGCCACACTGATCAAGACCAAGAATGAAGCCAAGCAGTTCTATAAGACGGCATCCGGCGCAACGGGCGGACCCACAAGCAAGTTGATCACGCAGTCTAACAGCGGGCAGAAAATCAGGATTATGCAGTCCGAGATTGGCCAGGTTGTCCACGATAAGAATCTGGAACTGATCGAGGGCAAGACGCCCAACGCGCAGCATGTGGAATACATGGAATGGCAAGCCCGCCTGATCGCGCCGGCTATGGACATCCCGTTTGAATATCTCCTGATGAACTTCACCAGTGGCAGTTATACCGCGCAACGTGCCGCCAAGGTCAACTTCAAACGAACATGCACCGGGTTGTGGCGCCGTGAGCGTGACCAGTTTGCGCAACGCTTCTGGAACTGGCGCATTGCCAAGGCCATCAAAGACGGCGTTCTGCCCCCTGCTCCGATTGACAAAAACGGCCATTCTGAGTGGTGGCGCGTGTCGTGGTCCAAGCCGTTTTTTGAAGAGATCGACATCGGCAAGCAAGAGAAGGGCCGCAAGGATGCCTGGGACAATGGTCACGCCACGCTGCAGGACTTCGCATCCGAGGACGGGCGACTCCGCGACGACATTCTCACAGGCAAGCTGGCAGACATCGCCAAGGCTGACGAGTTGGCCAGCGCAATCAGTGCGTCCATGAAAACGGGCGATGTCACATGGCGCGACGTGTTGAATGTCAGCGCAGCCAAACCAATCGAGGAAGGTAAAAAGGTATGAGCAATGCAACAAAAATTAGAATGTACGGACCCATCGGCGGCATGTTCGGCTGTCAACCCGAGGACATCATTGGCCAAATCCCGCATGACGCCACAAATGTTGATTTGCACATCCACAGTCCCGGCGGCGTTGTCGGTGATGGAATTGCAATCTACCACGCGCTCAAAGACCACCCGGCACGCATCCGCACAGTTATAGACGGTGACGCCCACAGCATCGCGTCGATTATCTTTTTGGCTGGCGATGACCGCGAGGCGTACATGTCGAGCCGTTCACTCGTCCACAATGCGTGGGTCGGCGTGCAGGGCGATGCCAAGGAATTGCGCCACGTTGCCGACATGCTGGACGCAACATGCGAATCGATTGTGGACATTTACCAATCAGCAACCGGCATGGACCGGGAATCACTCAAAGATTTGATGGACGAGTCGCGCTATATGCGTGGCTCTGAGTTAGTAGAAAAGGGATTCGCCACCGCCCTGGTGAACGATCCAGAGGCGGAAAACCAAATCGCAGCAATGCAGCGACTTGAACAGGAGGCAAACGACCAAATGAGCGCAACCAACAAACTTAAAGCCGCAATCGAGCGGGCAGAGCAGGCCGAGGAATTGGCCGCAACAAACCAGACGCGGGTTGACGAGATCAGCGCAGAAATTGAAACGGGCAAAGAGTCGGCCATTGCTGTCACGGCAGAACTGGACGCGCTCAAGGTGGAGATCGCCACGGCAACAGAGACCCACGCGGCAGAACTCGCCAAGCTAAACGAAGCCATTGACGCCCGTAATACCGAGTTTGCCACCGCGATTGAAGAGCACGCCGAAGCCGTTAAGGCCAAGGATGAAGAAATCGCAGAGCAGGCCGCACGCGCTGACAAGGCCGAGCTGGCCCTTGCCGAACCTCACAACGTGGACGCGGCAGTGGCCGCGGTTGCAGGCGTTGAGCCCGAAGCCATCGAGGCCGGCGGCGAAGCCAACACGGAGCCCGAGGACGAAACCCCGGCACTGTGGGAGCAGTACAACGCGCTCGAAGACCCTCGTGACCGCGCGAAGTTCTGGAAGGCAAATGAATCGGGATTAAAGGCAGAGGGCCAGCGTTTTCTAGGTTAGAAACTTGCGCGTGCGCAAGAGCAATAAACACGCGGGCAGTGTCCCGCAAATAAGGAGTTAGCATCATGGCTAATACATTAGGCGGAGTAAATGTGGCAGAGATCGCTCAGCGCGGTTTCCCGTCATTCAAAGCAGCACTGGCCCCGGTCAATGCATTTTCAACGAGTTTCGATTCCGAAGCCGCTCGCAAAAATGAAAGCGTAACGACTCACGTTGTTTCGGCCATTTCCGCTCAGACGTTCTCGTCTTATGAGTCCGGCGATGCCACGACCACGGCAAAAACTGTTACGCTCAACCAGCACAAGATCGGCACCGCCCATCTTACTGACGTTGAAGCGGGCAAGACGCCCATCGACCTGCTCGCAAGCCTGGCTGGCGAAGCTGCATACGCGGTCGGCAAGTCCATCGTGGATTACAGCATCGGCTTAATCACTGCCACCACGTATGGCGACACGAGCGCCGACAAGGTGACTGTGGCCGCTGGTTCGTTCGATGCGGACGACGTTGCCGACATGGTCAAGCTGGCCAACGATGCCAACCTGCCCGAATCCAGCCGCTCGCTGATTCTGAACAATGGTTACATCAACGCGCTCCAGAAGGACAACGCGCTCCAGGACGCTTCAGCCCTTGGCTCTGATGCTGTCATTCGTGACGGCGCTATTGGTCAACTGCTTGGTGCTTCTGTGTATCGTACCGGATCCGTGCCCAGCGCATGGACCAGCGATAACACTACTGGCGTTCTGGTTCATCCGTCCGCTCTGGCCATCGCCTGCCGTCCCGTGGTCCCGCAGGATCAGGAAGACGTGGCATTTGAACTCGTGACCGACCCTGAAAGTGGTTTGTCGCTCGGGTTCCGGATGCATTACAGCCGCTCGACGGGCACCATGTGGATCAACGCCGAAGCCCTTTACGGTGCTTCTGCTGTTCAGGCCACTGCTGCCAAGCGCGTCGTTTCTTCTTAATCACTGAAAGCAAGTAGCTGCCGGGGGTGTGGTTGATCCACGCCCCCGGTAGACGCGCAAGCGGAGGGATAAAACAATGAAAATCGGCGTACTAGTTGGAAAGACGGCAAACGGCTTTGATGTGATCGGTGGCCCTTCTGAGGAAATCGACGCACTCAAAAAGCAAATGAACGGGATTCTGGACAAGGCCGGCAAGGCTGGATCCGGCAAGACCGTGAAGCAGTACAGTAAATTGTGGCTGGCCGATGTATCCCATCGCCCGATCAAAGCGCGAAGCTGCCGAGGTTAATTGATGGCCCAATCTTTGTCCACAATGGCGACTGCGGATCTCTCAGAGATAGTGAGCGATATGAGCTCTGTCCTCGTATGGGGTTCGCAGTCCGTCACCGGCACAAGGTCGGAGTGGACTAAAGATTTGGATGCATTGGCGGAAGGTATCGCCAATGTCGAGTCGTGCGAATGGGCCGCTGATGTGTCTGGTTTTACGGGATCAACTCCGCCCGCATTAAATGTGGATGTAACGGTTGACGGCGTAAAAGCACACATAACAGCGCGAGAAGAGAATCAAGACGGGGTTCAGGTTGTTCTGCAACTTCGTCGCAAGGTGTCGGTCAGTTAATGCTAGACGTGAACTACATAGAGGGCAACACGGCGCATCTGCTAAGGCAACTCGCCAAGGCTGCGGGCGTTACCATGCAGGACGTTATACACAACGAAATGCGCCTCTCTGCCATTCAGGCAATCAAACTCACTGCCCCCAGTGGCGCTACGAATGCGCAGGGCTTGGCTAAGGCTGTAAAGCCGAGCGCACGCAAGGCTAAAGAACAAGGATACAAGCGCGTAGAAAAAGACATCCGCAAAATTTTTAAGCCGCTCGACGGTCAAAGCGACATCATGCGCGGTTGGGACATACCAGGCGGCAAGGCTATCAAGTTGCGCAGCGGTGCAGTTGTGGCGGGTGATACAGACTCATTTCCGGGCAACATTAGCCACATGGAAATGGCGCGCCGACACAAGAGAAATCGTCGCAATGATGGGCGCGTGACCGAGGGTCGGGGCGGGTCTGAGTCGGGGCGCAACACTCTCAATATCGGGCGATGGAAGTGGGTAGAGCACACCTATCTAAAAGCGGCGCGCATTGACTCATATATCGCACTGCGACAAAAGCGCGTCGGCAACATGAAATCGGGATGGATGCCGGGCCTTGAGAAGTTCGCGGGCCTCACCAACAAAAAGCCCAGCGCGCCCGCATGGGTGAAGAATCAAAAGAAGCGTGGCCACGTCGAGGGCGTCGTTACTGCCAGCGGAAACGGATCGGTGGCGATTGTCAATGATGTGCCGTATTTCCGAGGCGAAAAGATTGACGCTGTTATTGGTGTGGTTCACAGCATCGCGCAGAAGCGCCTTAACAGGTTCACAGAAAAGCGCGTCAAAGATTTGGTCAAACAGTTCAACACAGGGCGAACAGTGCGAAAGGTGGCCGCATAATGGCGAACGCAATCGCATCATGGAGCAGCGCAGAGCGTCGGTGCTTCCAGTATTTGCTGGAGGCATTGCAGGGAATAACGGATGTAACCGGATTTCCGCCCGAG